TGATGAAAGAGGCGAAAGACTTCGCCGAGAAGATGGACACCGCCAAGGCGGAAGACGTCCAGAAGCTCGCCGAGTACAAGAGCAACATCGAGGCCCTGCAGGCTGAGATCAAGGCCGACGAGGAGAAAGCCGGCCTGCTGAAGATGATCGGCAGCAAGAGCGCCGATGATCCCACCGAGAAGAAGGCCGCCCGCACTCTGGGCGACCATTTCGTTGAGGCTGTCAAGTCCGCCAACGTTGACAAGCGTTTCGACGTGTCCGCTTCCGACTTCAAGGCTGCCTCTGACACCCAGCTCTCCCCCGCCGGTGCTGCGGAGTTCGCCACGACCTTCGACCGCAACGTGGTCACCGCTGCGCGCACGCCTCTGGTCATCCGTGACCTGTTCGGCGCTGAGACCATCTCCGGCTCTGCTCTGACCTATCTGGTCGAGGGCGCGATCCAGGGTGCTCCCGCCGTGACCGCCGAGGGCGCGAAGAAGCCGCAGGTCCACTTCGGCGAGCCCACCAAAAAGACCGTGAGCCTCGATAAGGTCGCCTGCTTCATCAAGGAATCTGATGAGTATATCAGCGATTATCCCTTCCTGGCTTCTGCCGTCAACGGCCGCCTGCTCTATGAGCTCGGACTCGTGGAGCAGAACAAGCTGGTTACCGACCTGATCGGCACCTCCGGCATCCAGACGGACGCTACGAGCTGGACCGCCGCTGCCGCTGCGGATGCGATCGCGGATCTGATCCTGCAGGCTGCCATGGACGTCCAGACCGGCTCCGGCTTCGCTGCGGACGGCGTCGTCCTCAATCCCGCTGTGTGGTACATCCTGCGCGTCGGCAAGAACGCGAGCAAGGACTACTATGGCGGCGGCTACTTCGGCAGCCAGAACATCCCGAACCTCTGGGGCATCCCCGTCTGCGTGACGCCTGCCGTCACCGCGTCCCAGATCGTCGTCGGCGCGTTCAAGACCTGCGGTTCCGTCGTCCAGAAGGGCGGTGTCAGCGTGCAGGCTGTCAACACGAACGAGGATGACTTCGTGAGAAACCTCATGACCATCCGCGCCGAGGAGCGTCTGGCTCTGGCGGTCCGCCGCCCGGCCGGCTTCAAGCTGCTGACAAAGGCGTCGTAATCTATCCGGGGAGGGCTTCGTGCCCTCCCCTTTTTGAAAGGCGGTGAAACCGATGCTGAAAATCTACGAGATCGACGGGAAGCAGTGGCAGTTTGAGGAGGGCGAGCAGCCCGCCGGCGCTGTGGAAGTCGTGAAAAAGGCGGTCGATCCGCCTGAAACCAAGGCGGTAAAGCCCGCAAACAAAGCCCGGAAGCAGGTGACGACCAAATGAGCCTGCTGACAAACTGGGGCTATCTCATCGACAACGACGACACGCAGCTGCCGGATATGATCAACACGACGGAGTTTGACAATTTGACAGCTCGAAAGTATGCCGGCGACGCACGAATCATTCCGAACATCTCCGCCGCGCAGGCGGCAATCCGCAACTATTGCGGCTGGCACGTTTCCCCGCCGCTGCCGTGCATCTTTGAGGCGGACAGCATCTCCACCGGCCGCGTGATCCAGCTCCCCGCCCGCTACGTCTCCAGCGTGGAGAGCGTGACATTTAACGGCGAAACGCTGCCGCCGGAATCCTATCACCTGAAATCCAACGGCCTGCTGTACTTCAACCGGAAGGTCCTCGGCTGCAGCTGGGGCGATATTATCGTTAAGTACACCGCCGGCATTCCCGAAGGGCTTATGGACGCAATCAAGGAGCTGATCGCTCATCGCGTCACGCATGCGCTGGCGCAGTCCTATGGCGTGCAGTCCGAGGCTGCCGGCGGTGTATCCGTGACCTACAACGCGACCTGGACAAACAACGCGAGAGCGACCGCGCTGCCGAGCGACAACAAGGAAGTCCTCGCACCGTATCGCCTGCAGGGGGTGTTCTGATGCTTCCCTCGTTTACGATCATGAACGGACAGGACGTGACCAGGATCCGCCCGGGCGTGAAGACGCTGCGCGGATCCACGGTCCCGGACTGGGAACATGCCAGCAAGCTGGTGATCACCAACTGCTCTGTGCAGCCTGCAGGCACTTCCCTGTCGCAGGACGGGCGCGTGCTCGGCGTCTCTGACGGATACACCGTGTATATGCCGCCGAACGCCGACGTGCTAGCGGGTGACCGCATCGTCTACGACGGCGACACCTACGAGATCGACGGACGCCCGCGCAGGTGGAAATCCGCGACCGGACGCCTCGATCACATCATGATCTCGATCGTGAGGTGGCGCGGCTGATGGCGAAGCAGATCAGGATTGAATTCAACTCTGAAGGCTTCCGGGAGATCCTCACCGGCGCCGGCGTCCAGAGCGCCGTCAGCGAAGCGACGAAGAAGATCCAGGCGCAGGCGAACGCGAACGCCGCGGGAGATCTCGCCGAAGGTTCCGACGGCTTTTCCGCGAAGACATGGCTCGGCGGCTTCGGCGGCGGGCGTTGGGTCGGATCCGTTTCGACCACAGATCACTCCACGATGGTCGCGGAGGCAGAAAATAAGGCTTTGAGCAGGGCGGTGAGCAAGTGAAAATTAAACGAAGTGTAGACATTGAGGACGAAGTCCGGATCGCGCTGTCGGATCATTTCACGGCCTACTGCCGTCCGCTCCCGGCCGACTACATGCTTCCGAACATCCTGGTCACGCAGGTCGGCGGCTCGGATCGGAGCGACATTGACACCTTCGAGGTCGTCCTCGACGCTCGTGCCGAGACGGAGCAGGAAGCGAGCGAAACGCTGCGCACTGCGATCGGCGTGCTCAAGGCGGTCGCCGCGGCACAGACCACGAAGATCCGGCATGTATCAGTCAACACAAGCGGCTCCTGGGGCGCTGATCCTGTGCGCCCGGATCTCGCTTTGTGCACCGCGCGGCTCAGCGTGGTCGCACATCTCGAAACTATGGAGGTATGAAAATGACCAATGAGACCAAACTCGGTATCGGCCTCGCGACCGGTATGTTCTTCCACGCTCCTGCCGGCACGGCTCTCCCCACCTATCCGGCTGAGGAGCTTGCTGCTGCGTGGACAGAGGTCGGCGATATCACGGAAGACGGCATCGTGCTGACGACCGATAAGAGCACCGAGAACCTCAAGAACTGGGCGAAGGTGATCAAGCGTGTGCTCATGACCGACCACACCGAGACCATCCAGGCGCCCATCATGGACACCACGGAGGAGACTCTGAAGGTGATCCTCGGCGAGAACAATGTCGAAACCGTTGCGGCGAACGCCCAGCACGGCAAGATCGTCAAGGCGAATCTCTCCGACGGCAACCTGCCGGAGCCGGAGGCGTTCCTCTTCCTCATGAAGGACGGCGACGACATGATCGCCATCGGCGCGGAGAAGGCGCAGATCAGCGCGGTGGACAATGTGTCCTTCGCGCCGAACGCTGCCATCAACTGGGGCGTGACCATCACCGCCATGGAGGACGGCTTCGTCCTCATCATGGACGATGGCCAGAAAACGGGGGCGTAAACCATGAGAGAGATCACCGTCGGAAGCTCGAAGGAACGCAAGGTCCTGAAAATCAATATCGGCGAGGAATCGTATTCCCTGCCGCTGCTGGGCAGCCTCACCATCAAAGAGGCAAAGCAGCTTGACACGCAGGACGGAACCATCGGTTTTATCTATAACCACATCCCCAAGGACGTGCTCGACACTCTGACCGTGGACAATCTGAACGCCATCATCAAGGCGTGGCAATCCGCGTCCGACCTCGAGGGGATCTCTCTGGGGGAATCCTGAGCCTCACGCGGTTCATCTCAGAACACCGTGGGGCGCTGGAATATGATCTGCTGACTCGGACGGGGTTTGAGCTTGCAGACGTCGGGCGCTCGCTTTCGTGGCGGGCGCTCGACAGCTTTATGCACAATCTCCCGACCGACACGGCCACGATGCGGGAGCTGCATCCGGAATATGCGGAATGGAACACCACCATGAAGACGAACGCGCTTCTGGCGGACATCTATGACGTGCTTTCCGTGATCGGCAGCGTCCTGATCGCTTTGCGCCTCCCTCGAGCAAAAGTGAAATTGCCGAAGCCCTACCCCCGTCCCCGCCAGAAACCGAAGGACCAGATGCACTTCGGCCGCGGAGCGCTCCCGCCTGACAAGCTGCGCGAATGGATCAAAGAAAAGAGGCGAAAGCACCATGGCCATGACTGAGGTTGCGAGAGCGACCGTTACCATCATCCCGAATATGCAGGGCGCTCAGCAGAAGATCACGCAGGATCTCACTGGCGCCGCCGGTCCTGCCGGCACTGCTGCCGGTAACGCTGCCGGCAAAAGCATCGCATCAGCCATTGGAAACAAAACGTCGGCTGTCGGTGCAGCACTCACCAAAAACATCACGGTTCCCATGCTCGCCGTCGGCACGGCGTCGGTGGCGGCATGGAAATCGGTCGACGCCGGCATGGATGTGGTCGCCGCGAAGACCGGAGCGACCGGCGAAGCACTGACCGCCATGCAGGACAGTGTCAAAAGCATCGCGGCGACGATCCCGACCAGCTTCGAGACCGCAGGCAACGCGGTCGGCGAGGTCAACACCAGATTCGGTCTGACCGGGCAGGCACTGGAAGACCTGTCCACGCAGTTCATCAAATTTGCGGATCTGAACAGCACGGACGTCTCGTCCTCCATCGACAACGTGCAGAAGGCGCTCTCCGCCTTCGGCTTGGGCGCTGAAGACGCGAGCTCCCTGCTCGACACGCTGAACGCGGTCGGTCAGAACACGGGCGTCTCGATGGATTCCCTGACGAACGGGCTCATCCAGAACGGGACCGCCTTCCAGGAGCTCGGTCTGAACGTGGACCAGAGCGTCATGCTCATGGGGCAGCTGGAGAAATCCGGCGCAAACTCCGAGACCGTCATGAACGGCCTGCGGAAGGCGCTGAAGAACGCAGCTGCAGACGGCGTCCCTCTGAATGAGGCGCTTTCCAATCTGCAGGAATCGATCATGAACGGGACCGACAGCATGGACGGTCTCACCGCCGCTTATGACCTGTTTGGCAAGTCCGGCGACCAGATCTATGGCGCCATCAAAAACGGGACGCTCGACTTCACCGAGCTCGGCGCAGCTGCGCTCAATGCCGGCGGGAGCGTCTCGTCTGCATTTGAGGAAACCAAAAGCCCCGTCGAAAACTTCCAAACCGTTCTGAACCGGCTCATGACCATGGGCGCGAACATCGTCGAGACGGTCGGCCCGATGCTGGCCACAGCTTTATCAACCGTTTCTGATGTGCTCACGAAGGTCAAGGGAGCGTGGGATTCCCTGTCCCCCGGCGTGCAGCAGGGCATCATTATGGCGGGGCTGCTGGTGGCAGCTGCCGGCCCGGTGATCAGCATCATCGGCAAGGTGATCGCATTCGCTCCGATGCTCGTTTCCGGCATCGGCACGGTCGTCACAGCGCTCGGACCTGTCGGCATTGCGATCGCTGCCGTAATCGCGGTCGGCGTGCTCCTGATCAAGCACTGGGACGAGATCAAAGCAGCTGCGCAGCAGGTCTGGCAAAATGTCGTTCAGACCTTTGAGAACATCAAGCAGAGCGTGACTGAAAAAATCGACGCTCTGAAGAGCAGCGTGCAGGAAAAGTTCCAAAGCATCAAGCGATCGATCACGGAGCCGATCGAGAGGGCGAAAGAGACTGTCCGCTCGGCGATCGAGAAGATCAAAGGCTTCTTCAACGTGACGCTGTCCTTCCCTCACATCAAGCTTCCGCACTTCCGTATCACTGCAGGCGTGATCCCGTGGGGCATCGGCGGCAAGGGCACGCCGCCCACGATCGGCATCGACTGGTATGACAAGGGCGGTATTTTCGATGCGCCTACCATCATCGGCGTCGGTGAGAAGCGCCCTGAGTTTGTTGGTGCTCTGGACGACCTGCGCGAGATCGTACGCGAGGAATCCGGTCCAAGCATCAATTACGGCGGCGTGACCATCGTAATCAATGGCCGCAGCAAAGACGCGGCGCAGCTCGCTGCAGAATTGCAGGACGAGCTCGAAAGGAGGACAAGCCCGTGGAGGACATAATCCTTTTCAATGGAAGACCAAGCACGGACTTCGAGATGATCGTCACCGAATATCCCGTGCTTTCTCGCGGTGTCCGCCGTGGCGACTCTTATCAGATCGCCGGGCGTAACGGTACGCAGATCCGCGAGGACGACACTTTTGAGAATTACACTATGACGTATAAGGTCACTTTTCCGGAGGATAGAGGCCCAAGCGTCACGACTGCCGAGATTGCCAGATGGCTACTCGGCAGTTCTGGTTTTTGCCGGCTCGAGGATACCTTCGAGCCGGATTTTTATCGGCTGGCTCGTTATGCCGGGCCACTGAATGTCTCACAGCTGCTGGACAAATGCGGCGAGGCACCGCTTGCCTTTGACTGTCAGCCGGAGAGATTCCTGAAAAGCGGCGAGAAGGCGGTGACGCTCTTCGAGAGCGTGGATCTCGTGCGTGACAGCCACGGCGTCTCTGCGACGATTCATAATCCGATGGCGTTTGACGCCACGCCGCTGATCCGCTTCACCGGCACGGGGTCCTTTGTGATCACGAAGCCCGCGCAGCATGCAGCGGACGCCATGCAGATCGGCGTCACACTCGACAATGACAACGCGCAGACAATTGAGATCGACTGCAAGAGCTATGCCGTGAATTATGTTGAGACCGTCGCAGGCGTGGAAATGCGAAGCAATGCTTCTGCTGCGATCCGCTATCTGACGACCTATCCGACGCTGACGCGGCTCGCCGAGGGTGAGAACATCATCCGGCTGGAGCCGTTTGATGTGATGCATCCGGCACAGCTGTCGAAGTTTGAAATCATTCCGAGGTGGTGGACCGCATGATTCCTGTTTTGTATGAAAACGACGAGACCAGCTTCAAGACGCTGGGGCTCGGCTTTCTTCCCTCGTGGATTGAAGACAGCATCGGCGTCACGGAGGAGCGCAACGGCGAGTTTTCTCTGGAAGGGGAGCTGCCTGTGGATGGGCTGCATGTGGATCAGCTGGCCATTGACCGGCTGATCTACGCCGCGCCCGCGCCGGGCAAGGCTCCGCAGCCATTCCAGATTACGAAGCTCCAGAAGCCGGACGGCGCGGACACCGTGAAGGTCCTCGCGCATCATGGCAGCTATCAGCTGACGCAGTACATCTGCAAGCCGAACAGCTTCCGCAGCGCCTCCGCTCAGGAGGCCATGAACTGGCTGTTCGGTCAGGGGCACATGGTGCCACAAATCGACACCACGCGCTGGAGCTTCGAGAGCGACATTGCGCTTGCTTCACTGGTACAGATGACGCATTTGCAGCCGTTGAGCGTGCGCGCGATCCTGGGCGGCGCAGAGGACAGTCTGGTGGATCTCTTCGGCGGTGAGCTGGAATGGGACCACTGGACCGTGCGGCTGCTCGCTTCTCGCGGACGGAACACCGGCAAGATGATCCGCTACGGCGTCAACATGGGCGATCTGTCCTATGATACGGACGCGAGCGGTCTCGTGACAGCCTATTACGGATACTGGCGCGACAGCGAGACACTCGCCTATAAGGACGCTTACATTGTCAAATCCAATGTCAACGACTTCGCCTACACGCGCGTGCAGGCAGTGGATCTCTCCGGCAAGATCGAGTTTGACGATGAGCAGCAGCTCACCCCGACAGACGCCGAAATGCAGGCGGCTCTGGTGGCCTATATGGTTGAGCAGAACGCGAACCATCTGACCACCAGCATCAAGATCAGCGCCGTGCCGGAGGAGCTGCAGGATCTCATGCTTTGCGACACCGTCACGGTCGTGCATCCCGGCTACGGCCTGCAGCAGCAGGCAAAGGTCGTCAAGACCGTCTATGACCCGATCAAAGAGCGGTACAAGGAGATCACCATCGGTGAGATCCAGAAGACGATCACCGACACCATCGCAGGTCTGCTGCGGAGATAAGGAGGCAACAAAATGGCTTTAGTATATCAGAAGCTCACGCTTGAGGTCACGCCTGGCATGATTCCGCCTGTTTTGCATGTGACCGAGTATGACATCAACATGCAGATCGACGTCACGTTCACGCAGCGCGGGCAGCCGTTCGAGATCACCTCCGGCACGACTGCGAAAGTGGAGGGCACGCTTGCCGGGCATCCGTTCCGTAAAAACTGCACCGTCAACGGTAACACCGTGACCTTCGTTCTCTCGGAGAACATGACCGCCTATGCCGGGCGCGCATGGACGAAGATCGTCCTCACAAAAGACGACTGGCCCGTGAGCACCTGCGGCTTCTGGCTCGACTGTGACCGCGCAGGAGTCGAAGCTGAAACGGTGATTAATTCGTCTGGTTTCGAGGAGCAGTTGCAGACCGCATTTACAGAGTACCTTGAAAAGCATGGCACTGCCCCTGTTGGTAGTGGAGTCTCGTCTGTAAACGGAAAAAGTGGCGTTGCGGTTCTAAAAACATCTGACCTGGAAAACGACTCTGGTTTTCTTGGAGAATCGGATGCTGATCGGTTGAATTATCACAATCTGTTACTTGACTATCCTGCATCTGAATACACAAATGGTATTGCATTTACCCAAACGGGAGATGGCGGCGTAAGGGTCAGCGGCACGGCGGCGGGAGATTCGTTTTATAACTTTTACCACAACATGAGCGCGATTCCGAGCAATCTGCGCATCGGAAAAACGTACCGTGCGCATTATGACGGATCTTCCAATGTCAAATTCCATTTTTGGTTTTACAAAGACGGCAAGTATTTCTCCGGGTACACGATTACCGGAGATCGAAACGATCTTGTCATTCCGGACGGAATCAACGGAATGGCGATCCGGCTTTCTGTGGACTCTGGCTTGACCGTTAACGAGGTTGTGCACCCTCGGATTATATCTTCTATTACTAATGAAGAAATGATCTCAAGATCTGCACTGTATCCGTCTCTTACGGCAAAGCAGAAAAGTGATATTTTGAGTTTGATTTCTGAATACAAGTCTGTAAAAAGCAGAATTGATTATGATTATGATTCAACAACACTTTCGTTCCTTGATGCGGCTGATACTTATACTTCAGGCAACAAAATCCGTCTCTGCTGTGATACCTTTGCAGAGCTGATCTGGGGTGGTGTATCTGCAAGCACATTTCCTGACGCGAGCACCAGTTACACGGGAGATATTGTTAAAGCCTTTGATTGGGGATACTTTAACCCGCACATGATTAGGCAACGGACGGTCGGGCTGGCTTCGCGAGATAGTTCTGGAAACATTCTTGAATTCTACGGCTTCCGTACAATCGGGAATACCGTTAACAAGAGCTATTCTTACAACACGAGATACGCTAGTGGCGGCACGCTCCTAAATTCCCAGAAATGGCTTGGCGGCCTAGGTGCTAATGACTTGGCTAACGAGCTTTACCTTGGTGGTTATGAAATTCCCCCAATCAAAGCAGACGTTGGTGATCTTGTTTTTTATGCCGCAACTCCTTATGCTTCCGCTTCTGATGAATTTCCGCAGTTTAATTCTGCGTTTAGGCAAATTTTCCATGTTGCAGTTATCACAAAACGGGTTAATGGATTTTTTGAAGTCGCAGAAGTAACGTCGGAGAATAACGGAGCATCCCCGTTGGTTGTCCGCAGCATTTTTTCTGAAGACGACTTTTTGTGCGCGAGGTCTGGCTTTATGCAGCGTTACGCCGTAATGTTCGCAAGGCACCCGGCAGCGTTTGGCATGGCAGGAAACGTCCCTGAGAAATTCCAGAACATCCCTACACGGCTGAACGGATGAGAAGGAGGCGAGACAATGGCAGATAAAGTAACATCTTCTCTTGCCGAGGCGAAGATCCTCGTGATGCAGGGGATGAAGGGCTTACCGGGCAAAAACGGCATTTCTGAATGTCGAGTTTTTCCACGACAAATTGTGAGGTGGTGATTCTATGAAATCGTTCAATGTTTCCCGTCTGCCGTCCATGCTCTGCATCGGCTTCGACGGCGAGAACAATTGGCGACCTCAAGCGTTTGATTGTACGCCGCTTTTGCAGAACCATCCTAACGGCACTATCACGCTCTGGATTCTGCCGGACGGCGAGACACAAGCGTTCCCGGTTGCCTTGACCAGAGACGGCAACACGGTTGTCTGGACTCCGCTGTCCGAGGAAATGACGGCGCGGACGGGTGCGCTCCAGATCGTTTGCACCGATGGAACGGATGTGGGCAAGAGTCCTGTCGCGATGTTCCGCGTTGATGAGAGCATTGTTCCGGGCGCGGAGCACCCTGCGGCTGTTCCGTCGTGGGCTACTCAGACCGTGGAACGTGCTGAGAGTGCGGCTGATCGTGCGGAGGAAGCGGCTATGAGCATCGACATTGATGCTATCGAAGCGCAGATTGCACAGGCGGTTGCAGACTATCTGACGGAACACCCAATCGAGTACACCGAAACCGACCCGACCGTTCCTAAGTGGGCGAAACAGCCGACGAAGCCGACTTACACGGCGGAAGAGGTTGGTGCGCTTCCGGCAGACACACCGATTCCTGACGTTTCTGGTAAGCAAGACGCCCCGCTTGAAATTCCCGTCACACAATCTGGTTCAACCTACACGACCACGGCAACGGCGGATCAGATTCGAGCAGCAAAGGAGAACTCTGTCTTTGTGTTTGGAGACGAAGCGCGAATTAAAGCCTTGCTTTGGTTTCCTTTGGACGAAGGTGTGGATCGTCTTATCGGAATGCAGACGCTCTACAACACGATCATGTCGGTTGCGGCAACCGTGACAACAAATAATGTTGCAATCACGGCAAAGCGGACTTTGATTCCGACAGACACTTCTGATCTCACCAACGGAGCGGGATTTATCACGATGGATGATGTTCCGGCGGCGGTCACGGAACAGACCGTAAGCGGTTGGGGGTTCACAAAAAACACGGGAACGTATAGCAAACCGAGTGGCGGCATCCCGAAAACCGATCTCGCGTCCGATGTGCAAACGAGTCTCGGCAAGGCTGACTCGGCTTTGCAACAGCATCAGAGCCTTTCTGCTTACCAGACAAAGGCTATTACCGACACGGGCGGCTATTACGCCACGAACACGGTGGAGGGCGCGTTGCAAGAAATCGGTGCAGAACTGTCCGGCATCAATACGCTCATTGGTTCGGGGGTGATTTCTTGAGCATCAAGAGCAAGATTCAAGCCCTTATCACTGCGGCGAACACTGTAACGGGCGAGAGCGATACCACGCTGACCGACGCTGTGCAGACGCTGGTTGATGGGTATGGGCAAGGCGGCGAAGAAATTACGCTCCCTGCGGAATATCAGCGAGTGGAATACATCTCCAAAGCAAATACCTCTGGCGCGTACATCAACACGGGTTACGTGCCGGAGATGAACACCAATGTTTATGTCAGAGCGTCTATCAACGGCAAGCGCGATCAAAAGTTTTTTGGTGGGTTTGGAACGGGTTCCGGCAGCGGCGCGGGATTTGCTCTCGCGCAAGTAGCAGACACTTGGAGAGCCACAATCGGTGTGGGGTGGAATGCAATCGGAACGGCGGTTGTTGATACGCCAACTGACTTTCTTGTAGAACTTCGAGAGACTCGATACACCATCTGGATTGACAATCAAGCATTGTTTAATGCCGTAAACAAAGAACTTGTCTACCCTCTCTACATTCTCGCCGCAAACTACAACAATTCCGTTGCCGGCGGCTTTGGTGGGAATGTCTACCGCGTGACAGTGCGGCAAGGCGATACGGTATTGCGTGACTATATCCCGTGCTATCGCAAGGCTGACGGCGTGATTGGAATGTACGAGATTGTGACGGAAACATTCTTGACGAATGCCGGGGGCGGATCGTTTGGGAAAGGAGCAGATGTATGACCGAAACCGAAGCGCGTGCGTTCTTAGTACAGACCGCACGGAAGTATCTTGGCTGCCGCGAGAGCGACGGCAGCCATCGAAAAATCATCGACATCTACAACGGCATCCGCCCGCTGCCGCGCAGCTGGAAGATGCCCTACAGCGGTCAGAACAGCGCGTGGTGCGCGACGTTTGTGTCCGCCATGGCCAAGCTCTGCGGGATGCTCGACATCATCCCGGCGGAGTGCAGCTGCCGGCATCAGGTGCAGGGCTTCCAGAAGCTCGGGCGCTGGATGGAGCGCGACGACTACAAGCCGCAGCCGGGCGACGTCATCTATTATGACTGGCAGGACAGCGGCGTCGGAGACTGCACCGGAGCGCCCGACCACGTAGGCATCGTGGAGAGCTACGCCGGCGGCCTGATCACGATCATTGAGGGCAATCTCAGCGATAGCGTGGCGCGGCGCACGATCGTCGTCGGCGCGCGGTATATCCGCGGCTACGGTCTGCCGAATTTTGCGGCGTGGGCTGCGAAGCACAGCGGACAGGCCGCTCCGGTTGTAAAACCGACCAACACTACCACAAAGGAGGTCCCGAAGATGGACATGCTTCGAGAAGGTTCCAAGGGCTATCAGGTGAAGGTGCTTCAGGTGCTCCTGATCCTGAACGGCTGCGGCGTCGGCAATGCCGGCGCGGACGGTGACTTCGGCGTCGCCACCGCCGCCGCGGTCCGGAAGTTCCAGCAGGCGAAGCGCCTGGAGATCGACGGCATCGTCGGCCCAATCACGTGGGCGACGCTGCTGGGGGTTTGAGAAAGGAGTACATCATGGAAATCATGGGCATCGGCAGCGTGGCTGCCATCTCGATCATCTGCTTCATTTTCGGGCTCGCGTGGAAAACGAGCCCGCTGCCGGACAAGTGGATCCCGCTGCTGTGCGGCGTGATCGGCGGCGGCCTCGGCGTGCCGGCCATGCTTGTCATGGCGGAGTTTCCCGCGGCGGACCCGATCACCGCCGTCGCCGTCGGCATCGTGTCCGGCCTCGCTGCGACAGGCGTGCATCAGATCTATAAGCAGCTCACGAGCAAGGAGGACAAGTGATGGACAGCACCGTGCTCGTCGCGCTGCTCTCGCTGGTCGGCACGCTGTTCGGGTCGCTTGCCGGCATCGTCGTGAGCAGCAAGCTCACCAACTTCCGGCTGGAGCAGCTGGAGAAGAAGGTGGACAAGCACAACGGCTTCGCAGAGAAGATCCCGGTGCTGGAGGAGAAGCTCAGCGTCGCAAACAACCGGATCGCGGATCTGGAGCGGCAGGTGGAGCATCTGATGGCGCCGGGGGTGTGATGCTGGCACTGGAAGCCTAGACAAGGCGAAAGCATTACAGTATAATGAGAAAGAGCCCCTCCGGTTTGATATCCGGTGGGGCTCTATATCTTTCTGTGAGACGGTCCTCCGTATTCCCGAAAGATATACTCAAGGCGCAAAATAAATGTCGAAGCGGTTTTCTGGCTTGTGGTACTCGATCTTTTCGATGATTCCGCGCAAGAGCTCGTTCTTTGTGCCTTCGTCCACGTTTGCAGCCTTCAGGACATCCAGGACGTCGGCGACCTTCTGGCGGAAGGCTGCCGGATCCGGCGCCGGCTGCTGATCAGCTGCGTCGGCCTCCATGACTGCGCGCAGCTTCTCGATGTTCTCCTCGATCTCCTCCTTCACGGCCTTATACTCCGCAGAAGAAAAAGCACCGTCGAGAAGGGCGTTTTTCGCGCGTCTGAGGCGCGCTTCTTCTGAGGCGATCAAACTCCCCCAGTCTCGCACAGGCTTCGCCCTGCACGGAGCTGTAGGCGCGAATCGAAACGCTCCGGACTCCACCGTCTCTTCAAGATAGAAGATCACCGCGGCGTTTGCCTTTTTCAGCGTGATCGAGTGCGAGACGCTGCACTGCCCTCGTGCATACTTGTGGCACTGCAGCGAGGATCCTGCTGCCGAGAGCGTCAGCGTGGATCCGCAATTGCCGCAGCGGAGCAGGCCCTTGAGCATGTAGATCTTCGGCTTCCCGCGCCGGACGTATTTTGCCTCCGTGTCGCGCTGCTTTAGCCGCTGCTGCACGCTTTCCCACAGAGCCGGGTCAATGATCGGCTCGTGCTTCCCGTCCACTGTGAGCACGTTCTCGCCGTTATAGCTCGCCCGGTCATAGTTTGCGTGGCCTTCGGTGCTCCAGCGGATCTTCCCGATGTACGTCGGATTGCTGAGAATATACGACACCCATCTGTTATCAGGCGCATTCCCTCGTCGCGTCCGGATGCCCTTCGCGCCAAGCTCGGCCGCGAGCGCTCTGAGGCCCTTCCCCGCCGCATACTCGCGGAAGATATAGCGCACCGTGTCGGCGTGCTCGTTCGGGACAAATGTTTTATCCTTCACAGTATAGCCGAAGGGCGCCGTCCCCATGGCCTCGCCGCGCGTTGCCTTCTCCTTCATGCCGCGGCGGACCTCTCCGGCGAGGTTGATCAAATAATATTCATCCATCCACTCAATGATGCGTTCGATCAGCGAGGAGAACGGGCTGTCACTGGATGGCTCGGAGATCGACCGCACGTCCACGCCTCGCTTCTTGAGGAGGTTCTTGTACATGATGGCCTCCTCCTGGTTGCGGGCAAAGCGTGAATACTTCCAGACGAATATCGCGTCGAATGGCGGCGTCTTTCCGTCCTTTGCCTGCGCGATCATGAGCCGGAAGCCCGGCCGCTTGCTGGCCGTCTTTCCGCTGATGCCGTCATCCTGGTACACGAACTCGTCCGGGATGACGTAGCCCTCCCGCTTCGCATAGTCCCGGATGACCTTCAGCTGGCTGTCCGGGCTGTACTCTTCCTGACTTTCTGTACTAACTCGAATGTACGCTGCCGCTATTCTTATTTGATTCACTTTGGGCATGTAAATCCTCCATGAGCTTTGAACTTCTGCGCAGTATTGCGTGAAGCTTCATGTGGTCAGAACTTGTCATCAGCAGAAGATTCTCTATCGAATTATTCTTTTTGTCTCCGTCGATGTGGTGGACAATTTCTCCCGGCTGTAAGTAACGGCCTATATATTCTTCCATCACCAGTTGATGCTCGTACACAGTTTTTCTTTTTGACGAATTTGGATGCGTCGGGCAATAAATTGCAACATATCCATTTTCGGCTTCTCTACGGCCGCCTCTCCAGTTTGGATTTGCAAATGGTTTATCAACATAATAATCCGAACTTTTTCTCGGTATTACTCCGTAACGAATTAAGTGCTTTCTGATTACTGCTTGTGTAACATGGAACTCATCTGCGATGCTCTTCATCGTTCTGCCTGATGCGTATTCGGTTTTGACATAGTTTTCAAACTCTTCTTCACTAAGACCGCATCGTGTTTTCTCCGCAAGCCGCTTGTTTTTATTAGTTTCGATACCGTGTTCTCGCAGGATCTTCGAGGCAGTGATAGTGTTTTTTACGCCAATGTACTCACACATTTGCTCCAGTGTTTTTCCTTCTTCAAGATATGCTCGTCTTAAATCTTCAGTTGGAATACTACAGATGAATTTACTTGCCATAATGTTCCTCCTATAATAAACATATCACAATTATAGCAAAATAATATTCAAATGTAAATACTCACATGTAAACGCGCCCCGGTTTATGCCGGGGCGTTTTTTTATTTCACCTGATCATGAATTAGAAATTACTCGCTTCCTCCTCCAGCTCGGCGATCGGGCGCTCGTCCTGGAAGTGGTTTTTTATGATGTGCCGAAATTCGTGGGGGCTGTTGGCGATCAGCTGCTCCACCGTGAGCCGCGCGTTGAGGTTGATCGTGAACGTACCGTCCGTATTATCCACGCAAAACATCGCGCTCGCGCAATTTGGGAAACACCATTCAACCACAAAATAGTCCGCGCCCTCGATCAGATTTTCATACACCGATCATAACACCCCCATCAATTTATTTTCCTTGCATGGCCTCCCATGCTTTCACAATGGCCTCGATCTGCTCTTTTGTCGCTCCGGCGAAGGTGTGGAACAGCATCCGCATCTCCGGACGCTTCCGGAGCTCTTCCAGATACGCCGTCAGCTCGGCGTCACCGTTCACGAGCTCGCTGCCGGCGGGCTCTTTTGCTTTTCCGCTCATGACGCGCTCCATGCTGACGCCGAAATAATCAGCGATCTTCTGAGCAGTTTCCGCAGTGATCCCCTTTTTTCTTCCTGCCTTCAGATCTGTCATGAGGCTCCTGCTCATGCCAAGATCTGCACACATTTTCCCTGCTTTGATTCCTGCCTCATCGCAGAGCTTCTGAATATTCTCGTGAATTGTGCTCATTTGTGTACACTCCTTTTTGTGCATTCGTACAAATGTACTTTCTAGCGTGCGTTTTATGTTGACTTGTACCCTAGAAAGTACTATCATGAGCACATAGACGTACGCCGTTGTGTACATATATGATTGGTGGCACTTTCATATTAGTACCTATACGCGTACTTGTCAAGGAATAACAGTGCGAAAGGAGGTACATTTGTGGATTCTTGCAAATTCACGGACTTCGGCTTGTGCGTAAAGACGGAGCTTCTGCGCCGCGGCATGGAGCAGAAGCAGCTGATCGAGCAGATTCAGGCGCGCGGCATGTACGCCGATTCTGGGTATCTTTATAAGATCTTCACCGGCCAGCGATCCGCTCCGAAGGTTGTGCAGGCCATCTGTGAGATCCTGGAGCTTCCTGACAGCTCCAAGTCTACCGCGTAACCTGTCCCGAAAATTTCCCCAGTTACAAAAAGGTTACAGCAACGTGGAGGTGAACCATGGACAAGTTTGTAATCAGAAAGCAGCCGTATGCAGACCTTAGAACCTACAAGGTCGCCGTTCCGGGCGCGGAGTATGCGAAGCTCGAGAATCTGAAAAAGGAGACGGGCCTGAATTATGGCCAGCTCGTCGCGATGATGATCAACTTCTGCACCGACCCGGAGCGGCTCGTGATCAAGTAAAGCGCGGCTTGTGATCAAGCAAAGCAACCCCGCGGCCTTTGCCGCATATCATCGAATGAAGGGAGTGAACAGCATGGCGAGAGGTCAGGAGATCACCTGCCGGGGATTTGTCCCGGACGGTGACGGCGGATATAAGTCGGTCGAGAGCTTCTCGCCGGAAGAAAAGAAAGCCTTTTCCCGCTGGATCGTAGATCGGCTTGGGCGCGCTGAGGAGGAATACTTCAGCCTGCACCCGGAGATCTACGCCAAAATATAAAAAGCGCCGCCCGGGAGGTTGCAGCTCCACGGACGGCAGATGTCAAAAACACCTGTGCTTATCATAGCACACTGACCGAAAGGATTCAAATGAAATCGAAATATTACATCATCGGCGACCCGGTGAAGCGTGGAAAGATCCGCTTTGTCCTGCGCGTGATCGGGATGTCGCTCGTCCTCGGCTTCGCTTGCATCGGCCTCGGCGCTGTGCTGCGCATGGTCGTGCAGATCCTCGCATGGTGAGCGCCGTGGCGAAGATCAGCGAAAACGTGAGAGAACTGCCGGATTGCCCCGAGAGCCGGAGGGCTTGCTTGAACTATTCCGGAGGCTGTTGCAGGGCGCTGTCTGATACATTTTGGATCAAGCAAAAGAAAAAACCCTGCCCGTTTTACAAAACAAAAGCGATGGTCGCCGCACAGCTGCGCGGCGCACGATAAGGAGATGCATCATATGGAAAAAGCAAAACGCTCCCTGATCCGCATCGAGCGGATTGATGGAGAAACCGTCAACGGTTTTCTTGATAGTGACGATCCAGAAGAGCTGATCGCCATGCTCGGAGACGCTTTGGCAGAGATCCTGGATAAGAATCCCCGGCACTGGCGCGGCGCTCGCCGTCTGTTCCGGCGCGTGTTCCGCGATTGGCGTGAACCGTGGTGGGCGGGGATCGTCGAGTTCTGGCGCGGGCGCATCGTCTCAGGCATGATCGGCGCGGCGGCTCTGACCGGGGTGATCTACGGCGCGAGCTGTATCGCGCACCTTTTGGGGGTGTGCTGATGGCAAAGTATAAATGCTGCGGCGGCACCGTTTGGAGCGGCGTCGTGCTGCACTCTGAGTGCTATGAGCGAATGCTTCAGATCTGGCGCCCCGAGACGGAGACGCCGCCCACGGCCGTCGAGATCTGGGAGACGGACGAGGGGCAGGAGCCGTTTAACATCTCTGATGATCTCATCGTTAAGGCGTCGGACGGCAGGAGAGGAATCGCCCGCCTGCACTATACAGCCTCCGAGCGCGTCTGGCTCACGCACGACGGCACGATGATCGATGTGGTCGGCTGGATGCCGACCCCGGAATGAGGAGGAGCCATGGAAAGACTGAAATGCTTTTTGAAGCGTCCGGACTCTGATTGGTACGCCACAAACTGCAGCACGTCCCTCGGCAACCTCCAGCGGATCGTCGGCGGCAACATTGAGACCGTCACCTTCCCGGATCTGGGCGTCGTTGTAATCTGCAACGAGGAGGGCCGGCTGCGCGGTCTCCCCTACTGCTGCACGATCCGGGGCGTGAGCTTTGTCGGAGACGTCATGGTCTACGGCATCGACGGCGAGAACCTTGCGGATGTGCCGCACAAGCTGAAGGAATGGAGGGAGCTCATCAATGCTTGACATCTACCGCCGCGCTGTCAGCTACTTCGGCGCGACAAAGCAGAAGCTCAAGGCCATCGAGGAGATGGCGGAGCTGATCGTCGAGCTCGTGAAGGACCTGCTCGGCGACGGCAACCCCGCCAAGGTGATCGAGGAGCTCGCCGACGTTGAGAACATGACCGTGCAGCTGCGGATCATCTACGACGAGGACGGCATGGTCGATTATTGGAAGCAAGCCAAGATGAACCGCCTCGCGCACAGAATGGAGGGCAACAAATGAAGAAGATCGCCGTCGCCCTGCTGGCGCTGCTGCTGTTCGTCGTTCTGCTCTGCAGCTGCGGGAAAAAGCAGCTGCCGGACCGATTCATGAAGGTCGCGGATTATAACGACTGTCAGATCTATGTGGACACGCAGACGGGCGTGGAATACGTCAGCAGAGGAAACACCCTCGCGCCGCTCTTCAATAGCTACGGTGCGCCGCTGGTGTTCCCCGGCTTTGATGCAAAGGAGGACCGGTATGGCTAAGAAAAAGAACGCTCTCCTAGACCGGATCGAGCAGATCCAGAAAGAGACTTTTCTCACGACGCAGCACTTCACGCGGCAGCTCTGCTTCGATCAGGCGTCGATCGTCCCGAATCGCGAGTTCGGCTTCGGCGCGGAGCGGCTGCAGCGGTTCAACGCCGCGATGGTGCAGATCTATGGAGATTATGCCGACATCTGGAACGGTGACACGAAGGACGTCGAATACGCCAAAGCGAAGATGGACGGAGCTCTGAAGCAGATCTACGGGGACTTGTTCATTCCGTGGGATGTGAGGTATGGCCGATGAATTATCACGAATTCCTCAAAACGAAGGAAATCAAATCCAATTCTGTTGGATTTGAGCCGGCGAGCAATAACCCGGCGCTGTTTGACTGGCAGAACGACATCGTGCGCTGGGCGTTGATGAAAGGCCGCGCTGCGATTTTCGCAGACTGCGGTCTCGGCAAAACTGCCATGCAACTTCAATGGAGTGCTCAAGTCTTCGAACACACTGGAAAGCCCGTCCTGATCTGCGCGCCTCTGGCCGTCGCAGCTCAGACTCAGCGTGAGGGCATTAAATTCAATGTTCCCGTGACCGTCTGCCGGAAACAGTGCGACGTGCAGCCGGGCGTGAATATCACGAATTATGAGATGCTCTCACACTTTGAAGCAGAGCGTTTTTCCGGCGTCGTTCTGGACGAAAGCTCTATTCTGAAAGATGAGACCAGCTCCACAAGGAAGATGCTGACAGAAATGTTCAGAGATACTCCGTTTAAGCTCTGCTGCACAGCGACGCCGTCGCCTAATGATTACATGGAGCTCGGTACGCACTCGGATTTTCTCGGCATTATGACGCAGCCGGAGATGCTCTCCACGTTCTTCTGTCACGATGGCGGCAATACCTCAAAATGGCGGCTCAAAGGCCACGCCGAAACGAAGTTCTTTGAATGGGTGGCGAGCTGGGCGTGCTGCATCACGAATCCGGCTGACCTCGGCTATGACGGCAGCGCTTTCAATCTGCCGGAGCTGAACATCGTCGAGATCGTCACGAAATCCAGCAACATCGAGGACGATTCCGGGCAGATGCTTCTGTTTGCCGAGACTGTTCAGACTCTGAACGAGCGCAGGGCCGCAAGACGTAACAGCATGGGAGATCGTGTTCGTGCCGCTGCCGACATTGCCAACTCCACGAACGAGCAGATTTTGGTCTGGTGCGATCTGAACGCCGAAAGCGAGGCTCTCACAGCTGCAATCAATGGCGCTGTGGAAGTGCGCGGCAGCCAGACACCGGAATATAAAGAGCAGGCCATGAACGGCTTCACAGACGGCACAAACCGTGTTCTGGTCTCAAAACCGAGCATCGCCGGATGGGGCATGAATTGGCAGCAGTGCAATACCATGATTTTTGTCGGCCTGTCAGACAGCTTCGAGGCGTATTACCAAGCCATGCGCCGCTGCTGGAGATTCGGCCAGACGCGGCCTGTCACGGTCTATATCATCATTAGCGAGGCCGAGGGCTGCGTGAAGCAGAATATCGAGCGCAAGCAGGCCGACGCGCAGCGCATGACGCAGGAGCTTGTCAAATTCACAAAAGACATTCTGGCGGCCGAGATCCAGCACACCGTGAGAATGAGCGAATCTTATATCACAACAGAAAGGATGGTGATTCCGGCATGGATTGCGTGAACGTGATCGATCAGGCCGTGTCTGAACGATATGCGCTTTACAACGGAGACAGCGCGGAGATCTTGAGAAGCATCCCGGACAGCAGCGTGCATTATTCCATCTTCTCTCCCCCGTTCGCGAGCCTGTACACCTACTCCAACAGTGAGCGGGATCTCGGAAACTGCCGCACGACAGCAGAATTTTATGAGCAGTTCAAATTCATCGTGGACGAGCTGTTCCGTGTTCTGATCCCCGGCAGGCTGATTTCTTTCCACTGCACGGATCTGCCACTCAGCAAAGAGCGCGACGGCGTCATCGGTCTGCGTGACTTCCGCGGAGAGCTGATAAAGCTATTTGAGGATTCTGGATTCGTGCTGCACTCTCAGGTCTGCATCTGGAAAGATCCTGTGATCGCCATGCAGCGCACAAAGGCAATTGGCCTGCTGCACAAGCAGCTCAAAAAGGACAGCTGCATGAGCAGACAAGGCATCCCGGATTACCTTGTCACGATGCGGAAGCCCGGAGACAATCCGGAGCCCGTGAGCCATACGAACGAGACTTTTCCGGTCGAGATCTGGCAGAAATACGCCTCTCCGATCTGGACGGACATCAACCCGTCCGACACGCTGCAGGCATCGTCTGCACGTGACGAAAAGGACGAGCGGCACATCTGCCCGCTGCAGCTTACGGTGATCCGCCGTGCTCTGAATCTGTGGAGCAATCCCGGCGACGTCGTTCTGACACCGTTCCTCGGCATCGGATCTGAGGCCGTGGTTGCGCTCCAGAGCGGAAGGCGCGCAATCGGGATCGAGCTGAAGCCCAGCTATTATCAGCAAGCAGTCAGAAACTGCGAAAACGTGACCGAATCGGAACAGATTTCTTTGTGGTAGGAGGTACACAAATGAGTAAAGACTTGATCATCGCGTTTCTCGCCCTGCTCTCCATTGGCTCTCTCGCCGCCGTGTTCGTCCTGTGGGCGAAGCTCGACGAGCAGAAGAAGCTGACGAAGGAAGAACGGGAAAAGCGGTGGCAGGAGACAAGCATCATGCTTTCAAACGAAAAAGAGCTTAATGAAAAAATCCAGAAGCAGTATGAGTATGCCGGAATCCTTGTAAAAGAATACAGCAGATTGCAAAGCAAACTGTCTGCCATCCTCTGCCCCACCAATAACCATGTTTGGAAAGACGGCGAGTGCGTGAAGTGTGGGAGGGTAAACAATGCGCCTCATGAATAGATGCGACAGCTGCCCCGCCTGTGCCGTCTGTGAGGACGATGAGTTCCCGATCGCCGCGGATTGCGAGACCATACTCGACATCGTCCGCGTCGTGAAAAAGCATGTTTCTAAGGAGATGAACGAAAATAATGAGCATTAAGATCAACGCCCTGCAGGTTGAGAACGTCAAGCGCGTGAAGGCCGTCGCGCTCGAGCCTTCGGCCAACGGTCTGACCGTGATCGGCGGCAAAAACGGACAGGGCAAGACGTCCGTGCTGGACGCGATCGCCTGGGCGCTCGGCGGCGACCGCTACCGCCCGAGCAACGCAGAGCGCGAAGGCAGCACCCTGCCGCCGCACATCAAGCTGGAGCTCTCCAACGGCCTGACCGTGGAGCGCAGCGGCAAAAACAGCGCCCTGAAGGTCGTGGACACCACCGGCAAGCGTTCCGGGCAGCAGCTGCTCAATGAGTTCGTGGAACAGCTCGCGATCGACCTGCCGCGCTTCATGCAGGCCAGCAACCGCGAGAAGGCCGACACGCTGCTGCAGGTGATCGGCGTCGGCGATCAGGTCCACAGCCTCGAGGTCAAGGAGAAAGAGGTTTACAACCGGCGCCACATGATCGGCCAGGAAGCCGACCGCAAGCGCAAGTATGCCGACGAGCTGCCGCACTACCCTGCGGCGCCGAATGAGCCCGTCTCCGCCTCGCAGCTGATCCGCCAGCAGCAGGACATCCTCGCTCGCAACGGTGAGAACCAGCGCAAGCGGATGCGCGCCAATCAGATTGAGCACGAATACGGCAGAGCAGCCGCGCACGTTTCCCTGCTGCGGAGCCAGCTCGCCGACGCGGAGAAACAGCTCCAGCAGCTGGAGGCGGATCTCGCTATCGCTCAAAAGGACGCCTTGGATCTGCAGGACGAGAGCACCGAGGAGATCGAGCGCAGCCTGCAGGAGATCGAGCAGATCAACATTCAGGTCCGCGCTAACTGCGACCGCGAAAAAGCGGAGCAGGACGCCGCCCACTATGCGCAGCAGTATCAGGATCTGACTAAGGAGCTGGAAGAGATCCGGCACGACAAGTATGCACTGCTGGATTCCGCGAAGCTCCCCCTCCCCGGTCTGAGCGTGGAAGACGGCGAGCTCACCTACAAGGGCAAAAAATGGGACTGCATGAGCGGAGCCGATCAGCTGATCTGCGCCACCGCCATCGTCCGGGCGATCAATCCGAAGTGCGGCTTCGTCCTGCTGGACAAGCTCGAGCAGCTTGACGCTGATCAGCTGCACATGTTCGGCGTATGGCTCCAGAGCCAGAAGCTGCAGGTGATCGCCACGCGCGTGAGCACCGGACCGGAGTGCAGCATCATCATTTCTGATGGTTATGTAGAGCGGGAGCAGCCGGCAGCGCCAAGCTGGCAGAAAGGAGTTTTCTAATGTTTGAGATCAGCAGCGGAAAGCTGCAGAAGCCGATCAAAGCCGTGATCTACGGTCCGGAGGGTATCGGAAAGAGCAGCTTCGCCGCACAGGCGCCCGGCGCGCTCTTCATTGACACTGAGGGCAGCACCGTGCACATGGACGTCCGGCGCCTTCCGACGCCGCAGAGCTGGACCATGCTGCTGCAGGAAGTGGATTATGTCCGCAAGACGCCTGGTCTCTGTCAGACGCTCGTGATCGACACCGCGGACTGGGCCGAGCGCATGGCGCGGGATCACGTCTGCAACACGCACAACGTCAAGGGCCTCGAGGACTTCGGCTACGGGAAAGGCTATGTGTATCTCTATGAGGCCATGGGGCAGCTGCTCAACATGCTGACCGACGTCGTCAATGCCGGAATGAACGTGATCATCACGGCGCACGCAAAGATGCGGAAATTCGAGCAGCCGGACGAGCTCGGCGCATACGATCGCTGGGAGATGAAGCTCATGAAAGAGACGCCCGGCATGATCAAAGAGTGGGCAGACCTCGTCCTCTTCGCCACTTATGAAACCTACATCATCAAAGAGCAGGGCAAGGAAAAGAGCAACAAGGGCAAAGCCCAGGGCGGCGCCCGCGTCATGCACACCACACACCACCCCTGCTGGGACGCCAAAAACCGCCACGGCCTTCCGGACAAGCTGCCGTTGGACTTTGGCCAGATCGCGCACCTGTTCGCCACCCAGCAGGCAACTCCGACGCCTGCAGCTGCTCCGGATCCGGAACCGGAGATCCCCTTCACCATGAGCGACGAGCCGGAGACGGTCGCGCCGCCTCCGCAGCAGAGCACCGGGATCCCGCCTGCGCTGCAGCAGCTGATGGACGCCGCCGGCGTCACGGAGCAGCAGATCTCCGACGCCGTCGCCGCGCGGGGCTATTATCCCGCCGGCATGAAAATCAAGGACTATCATCCGGACTTCGTTCAGGGCTGCCTCATCGGCGCCTGGGACAGCGTTCTGGAAATGATCAAGAAATCATAAGGAGGACATTATGAGCGACTATAACAACAACCAGGGCTTCGAGCTTGGATGGGACAGCGAGATCGAGAAGGACAGCCCGGACTTCATTCTGCTGCCGGACGGCGAATATGATTTCGTCGTGAAGAGCTTCGAGCGTGGGCGCTATAACGGCGGCGACAAAATCGGCCCCTGTCCGAAGGCGATCCTCAAGCTCGGCATTGATACCTATGAAGGCGAGGCCGTCGTGCGGAAAGAGTTGCTGCTGCACTCGCGGCTCGAGGGCCTGCTTTGTGAGTTCTTCGTTTCCATCGGGCAGCGCCAGCACGGGCAGCGCGTGGCCATGAATTGGAACGCTGTCACCGGCGCTCGCGGCCGCTGCAAAATCGG